CTGTCTTGTTGATTTGCTCTGCAGTTGCTACTGCTGAACTATGTCCTGCAACGATCACACCAAAGTTTGAGTTTTGGTTCGCAGAACCTGAAGTTCCCGGACCTGTACCCACTGCAGGTAAGTTGTTTGACATATATACGTCAAAGCCATGAATCTTACCTAAAGCTAGACCACTTCTTAATGCACCTGACTCACCGAAGTCACCATTTAGAAGACGTGAATCTTCATCCTTTAAGACTTCAATAAAAGTTGGGTGTAGAACAAGCCATCTACCATCAGTGTCTACAAACTGTGTATCTAACAATCTGCCCATTCTTGCAATCACCTGTAAAGGAGTCGCAGTAGCAGTTGCTTGTGAAGTTGCACCACCTAGTCTTGGAGCTATTGGGATAGAGTGGTCACCTGCACTAGAAGTAGTGATGTTACCAAAGCTATCTTTTCTTAGCTTCATGCTTGTCAACAATTCGTCTGAACCTGCAGTTGATACTGCTTTAGTTCCGTTAACTGTTGAGTTAGCTGAACTTGCTACAGCATTGTTAGATGCTTGTGCAAATCCTGACAAATAACCAAGTACGTCTTGGTCGTAGTTATCTTTCAGTCTATAACCTGCTCTGTCACTTGCTAGTTGAGAGAAGTTTACATGACTGTGAGCCTCTTCAATATCGTCTATCTTGAAAGCAAAGTAGTTTGCTTTGTCAATAGTCAATGTGAAGTCCTCATCGTCAAGGTCTTGAGGCTGTACGTTAGCACCTCTAGCATATTCCTTGACAGTGATTTCTGGCTCTTTAATAATTTTTACAGAGTCACCCATGTTGGCAATCTCTCCGAAGTAATCGGAGTTAGTGATATTTTCAACAACGGATGTCTTCCTGAAGGCTAACTGAACCTGCTTAGAGTAAATAACTGGGGAGAAATTACCATTAGGCAGATTACCATAACCTGCTGCAGTTTTAAATGCCATTTTTATCTCCATTGAAATAAACAAATGTATGTCTGAAACATACGACAGATTTACTCGTCATCGGCTAATAGTGTTAGAGGTTGTGTGTTTAGTAGCTATTTAAACACAGGCTCATACCATCAGGTAGGCTTTCAAGTGTATAATAATGTGAGTATCTTATAAAAGGGTCACATTGGTATTTACATATAGTTATACATATAAATATAGTTTTGTCAATACTTTATCTTGCAGAACCTGATATGTCATATAAAAAGTTACCTGATCTGATAGCTTCCATGATAACATCGGAGTTCTTTTCATAATCTTCTGCACTCATATTTTGTACATCAGACTCTTTGATCATAGTATTGTTAGTCTCTGTAGGTGTGCTTACTTTGCTTTTAGTGTTGACTGCTCTCGCAGCTTCTTTAGTATTATCACCTTTTGATTTCTTAGTTATATTCTTATCTGCTTTGTAGAGATCAATAGCTCTTGCTGCCGATCTAGCATCGTCATCATTTTCATATAAAGCAACTTGAACCCACTTAGGTTGTTCTTCTGCCCACTCATGAAAGTCATCACTATCTCGTATCTCTTCAAAGTCAGGATGTAATTTAAGTAGTTCTACCTCTGCACGTTCTTTGGTAGCACTCTCATTCATTTCATCTATTCTTTTTATTCTATCTTCTAGCTCTGCAGATTGCTCTCTTGCTTTTTTAATAGCAATCGTTTCTACAATCTTTGCAACATCAGGATATTCCTTTGCCCATGCTTCAATGTCCTCATCAGACTTTGGCAACTTCATTTCTTTCTTAGTTGCAGTGGCTAGTTGACTTTCTAAGTCTTGGAGCTTTTTTTGGTATTCTTTTTCTTTTTCTTGAGAATGCCTACGGAGATCACCATAACGTTTTTTGAAGGTGCGTTCTTCAGCGTTTTTTGGTTCTTCCTTTTCTTCGGTGCTGTCTTCGTTTTCTTCTGTTCTTTTTTCTTCGTCACCTGTTTGCTCCTTTAATAATCTTTTTAAATCTTCTTCATCTTTTTTTATTCTATCTGCGTGAGTAGAACGTTTATTCATAAATGCTGTTTTCTTTGGTGTAGCATCTACCACCATCTCTTGTGCTTGTTCTGCCATTATTTTCTCCTAGGGTTATCGTAGCCATATCGTTGGGGGATAAGTAGCTAGTACATATGTGAATTATTTTTTAGAAGCTAATCCACCTCGCTTCATCTTCTTAGCTTTAGGTTTTCTTCTTAAAAGTTCTTTATTTGTTTTATACTTTTCTCCTACAAAAGCACCTTTGTAATCACCACCACCAAACGCATCAGAAAACATCCCTGAATCATCTTCAGTAACAGAACCAGTATCCTCAAATCCTCCACCATCATCGCTTGGAGTATCGTCAGACTGTTGTTGTACAGCAGCTCTTGATTCAGCTTCTAGTTGTGCTAAAGATTTACCTGTAGCTTTCTCAACTGCACTAACACCTCTACTTATAGCACCAGATCTATCTCTGTCTTCTTCATCTGAATTATGTTGCATAAGAGCATCAATTTCGCCACTATTTAATTGTGCTATAATATCGTTAGCGTTTCTTCCTTTTGAAACCTCTTGACTAATATGATCTGATATGTCTTTTCCTGCTTGAGATATTACATCTACTGATATTTCTTTTCCAGTAACATCTACATAAGTGCCTTTACTTGAATCAAAAGTGACTTGATTTTTTCCTAATTTATCTAAAGTTTCTAATCTATTTTTTAAATTTACAGCATCTACACCCATTGTATTATTTTTTATAGTCGCATATTGCGTTGATGTTACACTTATAGGTTTACCTGCACCATAACTTAAATCTACAGGATTAGTTGTTAAACCAAATTTATTACCTGTTGTTTCTACATCTTTACCTTTATTTATATCAGCAATAGTGCCTAAACCTGAGAATATTCCTAAAGTTCCTATAGCTTTTACATTGTAAGAAATATTAGCAGTTATAGCATTTTTTTGTAATCCCGGTTTGTTTGGATCAGGAGTACCTCCAAAAGAAATAGTGGCACTAGAAACATTCTTATCAGAATCTCCACCATCTCCTGATACAGGTTCTACTTTAGATGTTTGTTGTTTAATAGGTTCTACTTTTACTTCTTCTTTTAGTGGTTGAGGTTCAAATACAAATCCATCTTTTATTGCATCTTCTATTGCTCCCGGTATCACAGGTAACCCTGTGGCTTTTACAACTAGAACATTTCTTATTCTGCCATCAGGATGTTTGTATACTCGTGTTTCTGTTTCAGGTGCTCCCTTTGCAGAAGGTCCTAAAAATTGTTGATAGCTTGTGGGAGCATATGGTTCTGATGTAGCTCTAAATGGTTGTGCCATCCCAACTGTTCTTACACCCGGAGTATTTATTTGTTGTGTCTGTGGTGGCATCATTTGTTGTGTTTGATTTTGTAAGTCAACTCTTCCTACAGGTATGCTAGGTGCAACATATGTTCCTGCTTGTGCTTCTACAACACCACCTTCTGCCATCTCTAAGTCATCTACTGTAAATGGAATATCATCAGGTAGTGTAGCTTCATCTGAGTTACCCATCTGACCCATTTCTTCCATCTTCTTTAAACCTGCTTTTGCTCGTTGTCTAAGATTCATCAAAAACTCTAATCCAAGATATCTGACCACATCTGCAGGGAACACAAACTCTCCCTCACTTAGTTGTGCAGGTATATCATCTCTGACTTCTTCTTGTGTAGAACCCGGAGGAACTTCATTACCTGATACAGGATCAACTGTACCACCCTCATCTTTTAATCCACCTTCATCAAACAATTCCATTTGTTTAGACATTGAACCACCTTTAGCAGCTCGTGCCATAGTTCCTTTTTCTATTGCTTTATTTATATCTTCATCTTTTATTTCTTTTCTTCTTTTCATACCTTCTTCTTTAGACATAGGCAATGCATCTAATAAACCCCCTGTATCTTCTTTTACATCTATTGCTTTTCTTTCCTCTAACTCTTTATTTATTCTTTCCATTCTTCTTTCAGGTGTATCTGTATCAAAAAAATTCATCGCATTTCTAGGGTCTTGATCTGCATAGTAACCATTTTCTTCATAGAACTTTTCTAGTTCTCTAAATCCCATAATTCTAAATTCTTCAGACATTTACTTCATCCCTTAATAATTTAAGTCTTTTTAATACAGATATAGAACCTTGTGCTCTATACAACGTGATAGTGTCTTGACTTTGTTCCATAGTTTTATATTGCTCTTGTACTAGTATATCAATATAATTATTGAAGTTGTTGATCAGTTGGGGGTTGTTCACCAACGTTTTGAGTTTGCTCAACGTTTGCTTCTTGTCCTTGTCCACCTCTAGGTACTCCTGTAAATCCTTGCTCTCCCGGAACTGGTGCTTGTCCTATGCCTATCGTTCCACCACCTGCTCCTGTTGGGTCATTGGGGTCTACACCTGCAGGTGGTTGTTGTGGTTGTTCAGGTTGATCTCCTCTAAACTGTTTCAACAACTCTGCTTGTATTGATGCCTGTCTCATGTCATTTGTAACTTTGTTAGGATCAAGTTCCATAGACTTAGCTATCTCTCTAATTATATAATCAAACTTTGCAAAAGGTGCTAGGGCAGGATTAGATGCTACACCTAGGAACTGCATAAGTCTTTGTGATCTAACTTCGTTTGCCATTAGACTTTCTGTTCCTCTAGCTTTTACTTCTAAGTCACCTTTTATTTCAGGATCAAAATCAAACTGCATATTAAATCTAAACAATCCCTGACCTAGTGGTGTAAGTAAGTAATCATCTATATTTTTTATTACAGTTTTTATACTTCCTGCTGCTGCGTTCATGAGCATAGATATACCTGATGCAGTTCTACCTATGCCCTGCACACCTGTTTGTCCATGTGCAAAAGATGGAAAGCCTGTACTTTCATCTGCTAATACTCTTGCTTTGTCAAACAACTGCATATTTTCACTAGATACATTTGGAAACTTTGTACCAAAAATTGCTTGACCCGGTGCTCCACCTTGTCTTCTAAATATTTTACCCGGATACACAGATAAATCTTGACCCGGTACTAAATTTGTTTCATCTACTTCTATGAGTAAGTTTCCTGACAATACTGCATTATCTACTGCCATTCTCATGAAACCATTCATCAAAGTCTGTGTGTCATCCATGTTCTCTGCTAAACCTATACCAAAGAATGAGTATGGATTTAACTCGTATGGTGCTGCCATGTATGGAATGACTGCAGGTTTAAATGGATTTAGTACAACTCTAATTAATTTTTTATTACATACCCATATGTTTACTTGTAGTTCAGGAAAGTCTGTCAACTCTTTAGGTATATCTACCTCTTGATCTGCTAACATATCTGTATCTATCATACCCCAATATTCAAGAACTTCAAATCTATTTACGTAGTTTTCTTGATTGTAGTCTGTTAGATCATCTTCCCAATATTTCTTAACATAGTTTTCACCACCATCTATAGCTTGTTCAATAACTTCTGCTCTAAAGTATGGTCTCTTCTTTAATGCTCTTAGTTCACTTCTAGACATCTTATGTCTTTGTATCACATACTGTGCCTGATCCATATTGGTAGAATCAGGATCAGGATAAAAATCCCAAACAGATACGTGTGATACCTGTGGCACAGTTTTAAATACAGGATTGTACTCACCTGTTTCATCCCAATTAGGATATTCTTTATCCATAGCAAAAGGACCTTTCATAATCCCTGTGCCAAATAAAGCCATCTCAAATGCAGTATGTCTTAAATGTTTATTTGCATTTGACTCTTGTAGTTGATCTACAATCTTTTTTTCCATAGATTTAGCTGCTATCATAGCAGGACTAAATGTTATCGCTGTCGGAGTTTTACCAACTTCTTCTTTAAGATTCTCAACCTCTTGCAAGTCCTTTTGCAAAGGTCCGAGACGATCAAGTAAACTTTTTTCGGTAGCTCCTTTAGGTAAATCCATACCATCTCCGGGGAAACCATAAGGGGAAACCACTTCAGATTCTCCACGAAGTTCTTCAGGTTCTTGGGGATCAAACGAAACATCTTTTGCAACTCCTTCAGGTAATTCAGTGGGTTCTATACTTATAGGAAACTTACCACCTGCAAATAGGACATCAACTATCTGTCCATAAGCTGCTAAAGTTTTTGTCTTAGTTACCTTAACAAATACTCTAGACTTCTCTGCTTCTGTAAATTGTACATCAGGACCATACAAACCTCTGTAGTTTCTATAGGCTCTAGTCCATCTAAGTTCATCTTCATATCTATAGTCTTCAGATTTTTTAAACTGAGCCATAACATGATCAACTAAGTTATCTACACCATAGTCGGTAAGTTCTGCATCACTAGAATCTTCTAATGCTATAGCTTCTTCTTCTATGTTTAATTCTTCTTCTGCCATATTAATATCCAAATGTTGAGTCAGCTACAGGCATACTAGCTTTTGGTCTGCCTATAGGGTCGTAGTCAAATATACTAAATCTAGGTCTTGACATAATTCCATATCGTAATGCATCATAAATGTGATCTTCTGATCTTGTATCTACATCCTCTGGATTTCTTTTGTCAAGAGGTATTGCAGGTATTTGTGATATAGAATTTATACAGGTATTAAAAAATACTATTCTAGGTTCTTCTGTATATTCATCTACTTGCAAACGTCTGTGTAATTCATTCTTACCTGATACACGACTACCTTTACTTCTATCAGATGGTCTCCAACGACATCCCTTTTGTATCATCTGTTCTGCCAAAGAAGGACCAGTATCACCACGTTTATGCCAAAGAGAGCTATCCAAAACCCCATACTTAATATTTCCATCACCTGATTCTAACTCTAATACTTGATCTGCCAAATCAGAGGCTAACACTTTTGAAACGTATAACTCTCTGTATACTATAAGTTGCTCTGCAGGTGAAACTGCAAACCAAAGGACTGCACTATACGAACCATAACCATAGTCACAAGCTCTAAACTTTACCCAATTAGATGGAATACTAAAAGGTTCAATAACGTGTATATCACGATTAAATTCAGTAAAGGCTGCACCTTCTTTGATATCCCAATCACCCTCAAGTAGTTGCTTCTTTTGTTGTTCAGGCAAAGATAAAAGCATTGCCTCGTAGTCACCTGTTTCTGACAGGTAAGGATTGTCCACAAGTCTAGCAGGTATAAATCTTCTTTTAAATAAAGACTGTCCTGCTTTAGGATGTCCTGATGGATACTTTAATACTTCTCCTGTTTCAATGTTAGTAGCATCAAAAGATTGTCCATAGGGTGCAGGGTCAATAAACATTTTCTTAACCCATTGATGACCCGGACCTCCGGGGTTTGTAGTTGCCCTCATATAGACAGGTAAGTCAGAAGCAGTAGAACGTAACCTTGATCTCATGTAGTTCCATGCAAAAGGTTTTGCCCATTGTGTTAACTCATCAAAACCTATCCAACTAAATGCCAAACCTTGATACCTAAGAACATCTTCTTCACGATCTAGATATGACATCCACAGTCTTGCACCTGATGGTGCTACCCACTGCATCTTTCTTTCTGACCACTTTATACCCTTCCAAATTCTAGGATATAACTCTTGAGACTTCCATATCAACTCTCGTAATTCTTCAGTTGTATGTCTAAGTAGTAGTCCACTAAATGATGGATGACCCATATAACGTAGTGGATCTGCTAACATTGCAAATGATTTACCACCACCTGCACTACCACCATATAAGACTTCTCTTTCGTCTGCTGCCAAGAACTCTGTTTGAGGACCTTTGTTTGGTTGAAAGACTATATTCTGTTCTGCAACAGGTATAGCCTCTATCTCATCCTCTATAATATTTACTTTAGGCTCTTGCTCCTGTTCTTTCTTCTTGTATGCTTTTCGCTTTTTGGATTGCTTTCTCGGCATACTCGGACCATTTTCTAAGAGTTCTAGCTTGGTTCTTACGTTGTTGTTCATGCATCAATCTTTTTCTCAAACCTACGTGGGATATATCTCTTCCTGTTTTCTTTGTCAACCAATTAGCAACTTGCCTATATGAATATTGATTAACATATTTTCTAGCTAATTCTAGTGCCTCTAGTTCGTATGGTATTGGATCAAGTAAATCCATATCATCTTTGTTTGTTCTATAACCAAAGGGAATTATCCTAGCTATTCTTGGGATTTGTATCCACTCTGTTTGAGTTTCATCTTTTAAGTCTGTTGGTTGTGGTAACTTCCACTTCCCTAAACTTCTATTCATTGTATCACGTTCTTTTTAAATTGTCAATCACTTTTTTTAGGTGGTAGCAACATAACTCCACCTGATGCCTCTACCTGCACCTTTTCAGTTTTAATTAAACCAACCCTGTCAAGTAATTCTTTTGATGCTGCAAGTTTATCTCTAATACCAAGTTGTGTAGGATCATCTACACCACTAACCATAGCCACTGCTGCCTTCGGTGCATTACGTGCCATAAAAGATTCTGTTACTTCCATGATTTCTTTTTTAAGGGAGTTTACAATATCTGTGGTAGATGAGTTCTCTGAATATCCTGCTAACACTTTAGCCTGTACAACATCACCATTTGCTTGATCAAACAGAACTTCTAAAAATTTCTTTTGTCTATCTGTTAGTTCTCTACTCAATGTGGTATTCCTTGTGTTATAACTCTGT